TTTTTTGTCTAAGCATAAGACGGCATACGGGATGCCTGAGTGACTGGAGTTCAGACGTGTGCTCTTCCGATCTATTTAAAGTGCTTGCCGCTGGTCGCCGCTGTGGTAAATCCCGCTTGGCGGCTGTGACCTTGCTGATTGAGGCTTTGCGCTGTCCCGCAGGTTCTGCTGTGATGTATGTAGCCCCTACAAACGGGCAAGCGCGTCAGATTATTTGGGACGTTTTAATGGATTTAGGAAGGGAAGTTATCCAAAATGCCCACATCAACAACCAAGACATCACGACAATCAACGGAGCAACCATCTACGTCCGTGGAGCAGACAGACCAGACACGCTACGTGGAGTTTCACTCACCTATGCAGTCCTCGATGAAGTCGCAGACATCAAGCCCGAAGCGTGGGAACAAGTTATCCGAGCCTCCCTCTCCGATAAAAAAGGAAGAGCCATGTTCATCGGAACGCCCAAAGGAAGAAACTGGTTTTACGATCTGTTTAGATTGGGCGAGAGCGCAGAGGACTCCGACTGGAAGTCTTGGCATTTCACAACAAAAGACAACCCCCTGATTGACCCAACCGAGATTGAGTCTGCCAAGAAAACCCTCTCTACCTTTGCTTTCAAACAAGAGTACATGGCGAGTTTTACCAATGCTGGTAGCGACATCTTTAAGGAAGAATGGATCAAATACGGGGAAGAACCCCAAGTTGGCAGTTACTACATAGCCATTGACTTGGCAGGATTTGAGGAAGTTGCCAAACAAGCGGGTAATTCTAAGAAACGCCTAGACGAGTCGGCTATCTCTGTGGTTAAGGTCACGGAGGATGGCAAATGGTGGGTGAAAGAGATCATTCATGGGCGGTGGGACATACGGGAGACTGCGGCAAAGATACTGATGGCGATGCGTGACTATCGTCCAATTGCTGTTGGAATTGAGCGTGGAGCATTAAAAAATGCAGTTTTGCCGTATTTGTCTGACTTAATGCGTAAAAATAATGTATATTCGCATATAGTTGACTTGACGCATGGCAACAGGAAAAAGGCTGACCGAATTATTTGGAGTCTCCAAGGGCGTTTTGAGCATGGGCGCATCATCTTGAATCAGGATGAAGATTGGGATGTCTTTCTTGACCAACTGCTGATGTTCCCCGCACAAGGAGTCCACGATGATTTGCCAGACTCACTCAGTTATCTTGACCAGTTAGCGGTCACTTCCTACTTTGAGGGAGATGAGGATGAAGACTGGCAACCTTTAGATGTTATAGCGGGGTTTTAAATGGATGAAGAACTAGGACAAAGCAACTTTGTTGAACCTACGGAGGCTGACAAAGAACTGGTTTCCTTTGTTGTAGACCATTGTGATCGGTGGCGTGACTACCGAGATTCCAATTATCTTGACCAATGGCTAGAGTACGAGCGCATCTTCCGTGGTGAGTGGTCATCCGAAGACGCTACCCGTGATTCAGAGCGTAGCCGACTCATAACGCCTGGCACTCAACAAGCCGTTGAAACCCGTCATGCTGAGATTATTGAAGCAATCTTTGGTCAAGGCGAATACTTTGACATCAAAGACGATGTTCAAGACCTAGACGGCAACCCCCTAGATGTTGGCAAACTCCGTGAACAACTCATGGAGGATTTTGCTAAAGATAAGGTTCGCAAATCCATTGACCAAACTGTTCTGATGGCTGAAATCTATGGCATCGGCATAGGCGAAATCATTGTCAAGACAGAAAAAGAGTTCTACCCTGCGACTCAGCCAATCCCAGGACAAGCAAATCAAGCCGCCATTGGCGTAATGGAAAAAGACCGCATCAGCGTCAAAATCAACCCAATCAATCCCAAGAACTTCCTGTTTGACCCTAACGGCACAAGCATTGACGACTGCCTTGGCGTTGCCGTAGAGAAATTTGTTTCTTTACATAAGATTGTCCAAGGCATTGAGGCTGGCGTTTACCGCAAAGTAGACATCAACACCGATCCTGATGACGCTGACTTAGAGCCTACCCAAGAATCTACCCAATTTAAGGACAACAAGGTTCGCTTGTTGACTTACTATGGCTTAGTTCCACGGGAATGTCTTGAGAATCTTGAAGAGCAAAAGGACATTGTTGATCTATTCCCTGAGAATAGCGAAGCAGACACCTATACCGACTTGGTAGAGGCTATTGTGGTTATTGCTAATGACTCATTGTTGTTGAAGGCAGAGCCAACACCTTACATGATGAAGGATCGTCCGATTCTTTCCTACCAAGCAGACACAGTTCCCAATAGGATTGTGGGTCGTGGCACAGTAGAGAAAGCCTACAATATGCAAAAGGCGATGGATGCACAAATCCGTAGCCATTTAGATTCTCTTGCCCTGACAACTAGCCCCATGATTGCTATGGACGCTACCCGTCTACCACGGGGTGCTAAGTTTGAAGTCAAGCCAGGCAAGGCAATCCTAACAAACGGCTCTCCTCAAGAGATTTTGATGCCATTTAAGTTTGGCACGACTGACCAAGGCAATATGGCAACTGCCCAAGCCTTTGAGAGTATGCTTTTGCAGGCAACTGGTACGCTAGATTCTCAAGGAATGGTATCTGCCGTAGCCCGTGATGGTGGTCAAGGCGGTATGTCGATGGCAATTGCCTCGATTATCAAGAAGTACAAGCGCACTTTGGTGAACTTCCAAGAAGATTTCTTGATGCCATTTATCAAAAAGGCGGCTTTCCGCTATATGCAGTTTGATCCAGAGCGTTATCCCTCTGTGGACATGAACTTTGTTCCTACGGCTACGCTTGGCATCATCGCCCGTGAGTACGAACAACAGCAGTTCATTGGTCTATTGCAGACTTTAGGGCCAAATACCCCTGTCATGCCATTGATTCTCAAGGGAATTGTGGGCAACAGTTCATTTACCAACCGCTATGAACTCATGGATGCGTTGGAGAAAATGTCTGCACCTGACCCACAAGCACAACAAATGCAACAAGCACAGCAACAATTGGCTTTGCAAGCGGCACAGGCTCAGATTGCGGTCAATACGACTCAAGCAGAGCAGAATCGGGCTGAAGCGACTAAGACAATGATGGAAGCGCAGTTGATGCCAGAGGAAATCAAGGCAAAAGTGATTGCTTCTACCACCAATAATCTGCCAAACCAAGATGAATTAGCATCTAAAGAGTTTGATAAGAGGGTTAAGATTGCAGAATTGATGCTGAAAGAGAAAGACATCACAAACAAAGGCAAGATTGTTGAGTTGCAGATGGCTGACAAAGCCAATGCACAGCATAAAGTCAAGCAAGACTTCTTAAACAAACTAACAGATGGTCTAAAGCAAAATGGCTAGTATCAAGGAACTAATCCAAAGCATTGAGGCGGCAGATTCCTCATTCGATGAGAAGTTAGCCGCCATCAATCAGATGGAAGAAACACTTGTGGCTATGCGCCAGCAAGAGGAAGAAGCCATAAATGACAATGTAGACCTTATTGTTGAAGCCATCAAGGTAATGGAAGATAAGGTCAATGCCCAACTAGAGATTGCCAAGTCTATTGTTCCTGAGAAGGGGGACAAGGGAGATAAAGGCAAGGATGGTAAAGACGGAAAGAATGGTCTTGACGGAAAAGATGGGCGTGATGGTAGGGATGGCAAAGACGGAGCAGATGGCAAAGATGGTGTCTCTGTAACAGATGCCAAGATTGACTTTGATGGTTCGTTGATTATTTCCTTGTCAACAGGGCAAGAGATAAATGTGGGTGAGGTTGTTGCGTCTGATCTTAGAGAGAAGATTCATCACATCACAACCATGTCTACCAACCCAACTGGTAATTTGTCATCAATTACATCCAATGATGGAAGCGTAACTGTAACTACTGTTAACAATGTTGCAGATTTGAGTGTTGCAGTTGCATCGTCTACTACCAATGTTATTTGCCAAGTAAGAAATACGACAGGCGCAACGCTAACTAAGGGTACTGCGGTCTATATCTCAGGTGCAACAGGTCAGATTCCTACTGTTTCTAAGGCTTTGGCTACATCTGATGCCACTTCTGCTCAAACATTGGGTTTGATGACAGCAGACTTGGCAAACAACACAAGTGGCTATGTAACTGTCATTGGTTTGATTACCAATATTGATACTTCAGCCTATACGGATGGTGCACAACTGTATTTAAGTGGTACTACGGCAGGTACTTTGACTGCTACCAAGACCTATGCGCCTACACACTTGGTTTATGTTGCTGTAGTTGAACACGCTCACCCAACTCAAGGCAAGTTGTTTGTAAAAGTACAAAACGGATATGAGTTAGACGAAATCCACAATGTTTCGGCTCAGTCTCCAACTACGGGACAGACCATTGTTTACAACAGTTCTACAAGTTTGTGGGAGCAAAGCAATGCTCCTGTAATAAGTGGAACAACAATAAACAATACAACAATAGGCGCATCAACTCCATCAACTGGAACATTCACAACCCTAATTGGTGGTGGTGGTTCTGCTAATTACGGACAGTTAACAGGCGGTGCTACAACCAAGGCAGTTGAATTTAAGTCACTTGGAAGCGATACCAATGTATCGTTAGCGGTGCAATCTAAGGGAACTGGTGCTATTGACCTAGCGACTGGTTCTAGCGGTGTGAACATTAGCAATGGTGGTACTGTTACTGCTATTACTAAAACTGCTGGTGGCGCATATACAACTGCCCCAACAATAACAATATCTGCACCTACAACTGCTGGTGGAGTGCAAGCAACAGCAACTCCAGTATTAGGCTTACAAACAGGTTCGGTTACCGCAATTATTAGTGGAGGCACAGGATATACGGCTGGAGACACACTAACAGTTTCTGGAGGCACATTTACAAGTGCCGCAACAATTACAGTTTCTACTGTTTCTAGTGGTGTTATTACTGCCGCAGTTCAAGCATCTGGTGGTTCATATACAGTTTTACCAACAAGTCCAATAAGCGTTACTGGTGGTACTGGTTCTGGTGCAACATTTACTCTATCATTTACTTTTAACAGTACAAATATCACCAACGCTGGCTCTGGCTATGTAGAACAACCAACAGTAACATTCTCAAGTGGTAGTGCTACTGCTTATGCTACTGTGGGTAGTGGTTCAATTATTCGTGCATTGGGTGCTACTGGTACTGCTTCGTTAGACTTTTATACGCCTCAAAGCATAACTGCTGGTGTTTCAGCAATGCGTATTAGGGATAATGCATCTGACAGTTATCCAATGATTAATAATACAGGCTCATTAGCCGCTTTTGTTGCTCAAGGTAACTCAACTGCAAGTTTAGGATTAGCCTCTAATGGCTCTGGTAATGTCAGGTTTTATACAAATGGAACTACATTTACAGAGCAAATGCGTGTATCCCACACAGCCTCTGCTGTTAACTATGTACAGGTGACGGGTTCGGTTACTGGTGGAACACCCGCAATTTCATCACAAGGTAGTGATACAAACGTCAACCTTAACTTTATAACTAAGGGAACAGGTGTAATCAGGTTTTACACGGCGGCGGCTTCATCTGAACAATTTAGAGTAACCCATACTGCTGGAACTATTGTTAATTACGCTACTGCTACTGGAAACATTGCTGGTTCTGCGCCTACATTTAGCGTTGCTGGCACAGACACAGACATAGACCTAACCCTAACCCCAAAAGGTGCTGGTGCAGTTCGTTTTGGTACATATACAGGAACTATTCTTACCCCGACAGGCTACATCACAATCAAAGATAGTGGTGGTACAACTCGCAGACTTTTAGTAGGATAAAACATGGCATTACTCAAATCAATCGACACAGACTACGGCATACCAGCTACTTATTGGAACATTGGTGCAGTCCAAGAAGACTTTAAGGGTCAAGGAACTGAGGTGACTTTCTATGGCTATGCCTCACAACAGGCTAGAGAGCAAGGTAAACAGCCTTTAAGTGCTGGCAAAGTACAGATTAGCGGTAGCGAGTATGTGGCTGGTGCTGACAGAGCGCAACTTTACGCAATCATTAAGCAAAAACCTGAGTTTGAAGGTGCGACAGACGCATGAGTCCAGAACTGCAACGCTATTACGAGGCTCGCTTTGACATGATGTCAAGGGACGGGTGGAAGGATTTGATGGAAGATATTGACAACATGATAAATTCGTTGAACAATATTAGTACAATCCCTGATGAAAAAAGCCTACAATTCAAAAAAGGCGAAATCTCAATCCTAACGTGGCTAAAAACCTTAAAACAGGTCAGCACACAAGCGTATGAGGAACTAAATGAGAAGAATATTTGAATTTGCCTGTGAAAACGGGCATAAAACCGAAAGACTGACTGATTATGAGGCAGTTAGTTTCAGGTGTGAGTGCGGAGCGCAAGCCAATCGCATTCTCAGCGCACCTGCTGTTAAGTTAGAGGGATGGTCAGGGAGTTTCCCTGGGGCGGCCAACAAGTTTGATCGCATCCATCGTGAAAAATTAGCGGCAGAGCGCAAAGCGAACTCATAAACAAGATGTTGTCGAGTTCATGTGTAATCTCCTAGAACCCATTGGTGGCAGGAAAAGGAAACAGTATGTTGATTGACAATGAAGACGAGATGCCTAGTGAATTAGAGGCTGAAGAAACGAAGATTCAAGATCAAATTGAGGTAGAAGATTCTAAGATTCCTGAGAAATATAGGAATAAAAACTTAGATGACATCATCAAAATGCACCAAGAGGCTGAGAAGTTGATTGGTAAGCAGGCTCAAGAGGTTGGAGAAGTTCGTAAATTAGCCGATGAGTTGATTAAGCAAAATCTTGGTACGAAAGTCCAGCACGCTGAAGTTGAACCTGAAGTAGACTTTTTTGAGAATCCTCAGAAAGCGATTCAGAGCACAGTTGATAGACATCCCGATGTGTTAGCGGCTAAACAAGCGGCTAGCGAATTCAAAAGGATGCAGATTCAGCAAAGGTTAGCGCAAGAACACCCTGATTTTCAGCAGATTACTGCTGATCCAGAGTTCGTAAATTGGGTTAAAGGCTCAAATGTACGGATGGGGTTGTATGCGAAGGCTCATGGTGAGTATGACTACGATAGTGCAAATGAGTTGTTATCTACCTTCAAACAGTTGCGTGGCGTTAAGACGAAACAAGTGGCTTCTGACGGAGAGTCAAGTCGCAAGAGTAATCTAAAAGCCGCCGCAGTTGATGTAGGTGGATCGGGTGAATCAGGCAAGCGTACTTACAGGCGGGCTGACCTAATTCGGCTAAAAATGAACGATCCTGACAGATATGAGGCACTTTCTAACGAAATCATGCAAGCGTATCAAGAAGGTCGAGTTAAGTAACTTTAATCTTGGAGAAATAACATGGCAACAGCATTTTCCCCCGCAAATAATACGACTGTAACTTCAGCGGCTAACTTCATCCCCGAAATTTGGTCGGATGAGATTATTGCCGCTTACAAAAAGAACTTGGTTTTGGCAAACTTAGTTATGAAGATGAACTTCAAGGGCAAGAAAGGTGACACAGTTCACATTCCAGCCCCTGTCCGTGGTTCTGCTTCTGCTAAAGGCGCAACAAACGCAGTTACCCTGATCGTTAATACCGAGTCAGAAGTCCAAGTGTCTATCAACAAGCACTATGAATATAGCCGCTTGATCGAAGACATCGTGGAAGCACAGGCATTGAACAGCCTCCGCAACTTCTACACAGGTGACGCAGGTTACGCTTTGGCTAAACAAGTTGACACCGACTTGATCCAATTGGGTCGTGCCTTCAATGGTGCAACAGTTGGTACAGACGACTATGCAACTTCTAACAGCACTACTAAAGCCTACATCGGTGGTGACGGCACTACTGCTTATAACAGCGCATCTTCAAATGCTTCTGCTTTGACTGATGCCGCTATTCGTCGCACTATCCAACGTCTTGATGACAACGACACTCCAATGGATGGTCGCTTCTTCATCATCCCACCCTCAAGCCGTAACACTTTGATGGGCTTGGCTCGTTACACCGAACAAGCATTTGTCGGTAATGGCGATGCTATCCGCAATGGCGAAATCGGTAACTTGTACGGCATCCCCGTGTTTGTTACTTCTAACGCTGATGTGGGTTATGGCAACACTCAGACTGACCGCATCGCTTTGATGGGTCACAAAGAGTCTATGGTTCTGGTTGAACAACAAGCAGTTCGTGCTCAGACTCAGTACAAGCAAGAGTACCTCGGTACATTGTTTACTTCTGACACTCTGTATGGCGTTCAAGCCTTGCGTACAGCGGCTACTGTTGGTGCGGCTAAGTCCTCATCTGCATTTGCTTTGGCAGTACCAGCCTAATTGCAGTTGCGCCCCCCGTAACTGGGGGGACTTTTTTAACTTAATTAGGAGAAAAATATGGCCGCCGCTTCCTCAATTACCTCACGTAGAGGTAACGATCAATTCCGTGGAATGTTTAGTGATACTTGGGTTGTTACTGCAACTCTTGACGCTGGCTCTTTAGTTGATGGTGCAGGTGAAACCGATACGATTGCTGTCCCAGGCGTTGCCTTGGGTGACATGGTTCTTGGTTGCTCTTTTGCTGTCAGCGAGGCTGGCATGACTGTAACTGGATATGTAAGTGCCGCTGATGTGGTTTCCTTGCGTGTTCAGAACGAATCAGGTGGTACTGTCGACTTAGCGTCTTGCAAAATTCGCGTAGTTGTCGGTCGTTTGATCGTTTAAGGAGAGGGGGCTAGTCCCCCTTTTCTCTATTAGGAATAAAAATGGCTTTGTTCAAATGCATCAGAAGCGGAACTGTGGTTGAATTCACAGCGCAACATGACATAGACGAGATGAAACGTCACCATGAGTATCAACTTGTGGACACCTCAATTGTTGTTGAGGATGTCAAAGAAGATGGAACAAGGCATACCATCACATTGAAGAAACCTATGGGAAGACCCCGTAAGGAACAATTGTTATGACAGACGATATTAGTGCACGAGAGTTCGGTAAATTAGAAGCCCAAGTTGAGGCTTTGCAGACCGAAGTTCATCAGTTGGCTAACGATGTCAAGTCTTTGCTTGAGTTGGCAAACAAGTCCAAGGGTGGCTTTTGGACTGGCATGATGATCGCCTCGGCAATTGGTGGTCTTATCACCTTTATTGGTGGAAAGGTATTGCGATGAAACAAGGGATGCTGTCAGGAAATGTGTGTCCTGTGGCAACTCAGGATGTTTCTACCAATTTAAAGAACAGAAACCATGCTTTCAAAGAGTATGGATATGGCCCTCCCAATCCAAACGATGCTAATCATGCGTTTTGGCTAAAGAAGGCCAAGATGTACAAAGCCCCCACCAAAGATATTATGGATATGCGTTGTGGCAACTGTGCCGCATTTATCCAAACTCCAAAGATGATGGAGTGTATCAAGGGTGGCTTAGAGTCTATGAACGCTTCTGAGAAAGAGTTGTCCTACGATCAGCAGTTTATTGATGCGGCAAATCTAGGATTTTGTGAACTTTTCCACTTTACTTGTGCCGCCAAGCGCACCTGTAACGCATGGAAATCGGGTGGCCCAATAACTAAGGAATGAGAATGGCAAACAATACAGCAGGTGAATTTGTAGGAACATTGTTCCTTGCGAGAGAGATAACCCACCGCATCCACTTAAAAACCCTATCTTTTGCTGAACACAAGACTCTCAATGAGTTCTATGAAGGCATCATTCCTTTGGCAGACGACTTTGCTCAACAGTATCAGGGTCGTTATTCCATCCGTTTGGATATTCCTTATGTGACCAACAAGTACAAAGGTACTGTGTCTGAGGTCTTGCGTCAGCAAATGGAGTGGATTGAGGCTAACCGCCAACAGATCGTTCCCCGTACTGAGACTGCTTTGCATAACGTCATTGACGAAGTTGTTGGCTTGTATCAGAACACCCTTTATCAACTTACCCTTCAGTAAGGAAAAACCATGAGTTCATTATCAGCCGCAAAAACCCTGTTAAACGCAGTAACTGCAACAGGGGCATCATCATCTGTTCAGGTTGATGGTGGTCAACCAGTATTTTTCCAAGTTTCAGGCATTACAAGTGCTACTGTTGTTTTCCAAGGCAGTATTGATGGCACTAACTGGTCAACTCTTGGTTCAGCATTGACTGCCGATGGATTGATTACTGTTGCAAATTGCCCTAAATATATTCGTGCTAACTGTACAGTTTATGTGTCAGGCACTATCACCGCCAAAGTTCTTTACTAAGGAGAAACCATGAAAGCACCTAAAATGGCTAAAGTTGGCAAGGTTATGAAAGAGTACAAGGCAGGCAAACTGCACTCTGGCTCTAAGAAAGGCCCTGTTGTCAAGTCTCAAAAGCAAGCCGTGGCTATTGCCTTATCAGAGGCAGGCATGAGCAAGGCAAAAAAGAAGTATTGACATGGCAAAACAGGGACTTTATGCAAACATTCATGCTAGCAAAGGTGCGCCAACTGCTCAAGCATTTATTCAATCTGCTAAAACTGCGAAGAAACCCAAAAAGGTGAAGTGATGAAAATTAAAGAGTGCCTAGATAAAGAAACTGTAGAAAAATTAGTTCTTTCACATGGCACTTGGAAGCATCTTTTTTATCGCTGTTATGCAAAAAACTCACCTGATTACAAAAATTACGGGAATCGTGGAATAGATGTTTGTCACCAATGGCATGGTGAATCTGGTTTCTATGAGTTTATAAATGATGTTGGATTAAGACCATCTAAAGAATATTCATTAGACAGAATTGATGTCAACAAAGGTTATTACCCAGAAAATGTTAAATGGGCTACTAACATAGAACAGGCAAACAATAGGCGCAATACAAAAAGATACCTATTAAATGGGGAAAACTTAACAATTTCTGAAATTTCAAGAAAGTTAAATATCCCATACAAAAGACTTTGGAAGGCAAATAAACTTTACGGAAGTCCTTTTGAGCATGAAAAACTTGATCCTAATAAGGATAAGTATTTTTATGATGGCTCATACAGATCAATGAGTGAAATTGCAAAAATGGTTAACCTTAAGCCAAGCACTTTGATGCGAAGACTGAGGACAGGTGTTAATTTTGATTTTGCTATTGTGGCCCCGTTGCAATCTGGGATAAACTTAAAGGATAGATCAAAATGGTCTTAAAAAAATACCAGAATCCAAAAGGCGGACTTAATGAGGCTGGTCGGCAGTTTTATAAAAGAACTGAAGGACTAAACCTAAAATCTCCGTTAAAATCAGGCGACTCTTCAAGGAGAGCGAGTTTCTTGGCTCGGATGGGCAACATGAGTGGCCCTGAGTACAAGAATGGTGAACCGACAAGACTGCTTCTTTCTCTAAAGGCATGGGGGGCTTCCTCCAAGGCTGACGCAAAGGCAAAAGCAAAAGCGATTTCTGCGAGAAATAAAGGGAAGAAGTAATGGCATTACCTACCTATTTAGATTTGGTTAATGATGTGTTGGTTCGTATGCGTGAACCACAAGTTACAACTGTTGCCGAAAACACAGTTTCTACTCTTGTTGGCAAGTATGTCAATGATGCAAAGCGTCAGGTGTCTGATGCTTATGACTGGGATGCCTTCAATACCCCTATAACTGTTTCTACTGCTGTTGGACAATCTGCTGGTTATAGCATCACAGGGGCAGGTGTTCGCTTCAAGACTATGGATGTAATCAATACATCTAGTTTTTACCAACTTAGTCCACTTTCACACGCAAACTACGATTCTTTCTATTACACAACGCCAACTCCTACACGGGGTTTGCCAATGTATTACACAATGCAAGGAGTGGACACCAATGGCGACATGAAGGTTAACTTCTGGCCTGTTCCTGACGCTGTGTATAGCATCCGTTTTAGTCTGATCGTTCCTGAAGCAGACTTTTCCACAGATTCATCTACCACTTTGTTGGCAAAAGAGCCTGTTGTTTTAGGTGCATTTGCTCGTGCCTTGGTGGAGCGTGGCGAGGATGGTGGATTGACCAGTTCAGAAGCCTATGCGCTATACAAGTCTGCATTGTCTGACCTGATTGCCTTGGAATTGGCTCGTTCGCCTGAAAACGACACATTTGAGGCGGTTTAATGGCTCAACCGATTCAAGCCTTTTCTATAACAGCCCCAGGCTTTTACGGGTTGAACACCCAAGACTCGTCTTTGGACTTGGCTCAAGGCTTTGCTCTTATTGCAAATAACTGTGTGATTGACCAATATGGTCGTATTGGCGCAAGAAAAGGTTGGACAAAGGTCAATTCTGCTACGAATTCTGACCTGTCTACCAATGACATTACTTCCATTGGTGAGGTGGTGACTGCTGATGCCACTTCCTACACCATCATGGCGGGAAATAGCAAACTCTTTAAGTTAAGTGGCACTTCCATAGTGACTTTGACCTATGGGGGAGGGGGTACAGCCCCGACCATTACTGCAAGCAATTGGCAGATGGTTTCCTTGGCTGGTGCACTCTACTTATTCCAAACAGGGCATGATCCTCTAGTTTTTGACCCATCCCTGTCTACAACGACTTACAGGCGCATTAGTGAGTTATCAGGCTATGCAGGTACTGCTCAATTGGCAAACACGGCTCTAAGTGCCTATGGAAGGCTTTGGACAGCCGATACTTCTACTGACAAACTGACAGTTCAATGGTGCGATACAAAGTTGGCAAACAAGTGGAATTCAGGTACTGCTGGCACTTTGGATACCACGACTGTTTGGCCTAGAGGTGGCGATGTAATTGTCGCTTTGGGCGCACACAACGGCTTTTTGTTCATCTTTGGCAAGAACAACATTCTTGTTTACCAAGGTGCAACTACCCCGTCAACCATGTCTTTACAAGATGTCATCACAGGCATTGGATGTGTGGCTAGGGATTCTGTGGCTTATACAGGTACTGACCTAATTTTTTTGTCTTCCACAGGTGTGCGTAGTGCCTTGAGAACTATCCAAGAGAAGTCAATGCCATTGCGTGACTTGTCTAAGAATGTCCGTAATGACCTGATTTCTGCTGTGGCAGGTGAAACTTTGTCCACCATTAAGTCGGTATACAACAGTAAAGAAGCGTTCTACTTGTTGACTTTGCCTGTTTTAAAGTCAGTTTACTGCTTTGATATGAAGGGAACTCTGCCCGATGGTGCGGCAAGGGTTACTTCTTGGGACTCTATGGAGCCAAAAGCATTGCTGACCAAACAAGATGGTACTTTGTACATAGGAAAAGGGGGCTATCTTGCTACCTATTCTGGCTATCTTGATAACGCATCCACCTACCGCTTTCAGTATTTTACGAATCATACTGACCTTGGTGCGCCTTCTGTCTCGTCTATTTTGAAGAAACTCAAGGTGGTTGTGATTGGTGGCAGTAACCAGTATGTGACATTTAAGTGGGGATATGACTTCACAGGAAACTATTACTCTCAATCGGTTGAAATACCCGCACAAGGGGTTTCATATTATGGTGTTGCTGAATACAATACTACTGCTGAATACTCAGGTGGTGTTGCTTTGCAGACATTGAGTGTTTATCCAACAGGTTCGGGCAAGGTTATTCAAACTGGTTATGAGATGGACATCAATAACTTAGCGTTGAGTATCCAAAAGATTGAGATTCACGCCAAAAATGGCAAGATTGTTTAAGGAGATATAGATTGACAGACTACACCAAAGCAACCAATTTCGCAAGTAAAGATAGTCTTTCTACTGGCAACCCCTTAAAGATTGTTAAGGGAACTGAAATTGATACTGAGTTCAATAACATTCAGACTGCTATTGCAACCAAGGCAGACTTAAATAGTCCTACTTTTAGTGGTTCTGTGACTATTGTTGGTGGCACGATTACTGGTATTACTGACTTGGCTGTGGCTGATGGCGGTACTGGTGCATCAACTGCGGCAAATGCTCGTACTAATTTAGGTGCGGCGGCTTCTGGTGCTAACTCAGATATTACTTCAATTACTGGTTTGACAACGCCTTTGACTGTTGCTCAAGGTGGTGTTGGTGCGGCTACTTTGACTGCAAACAATGTATTGTTGGGTAATGGGACTAGCGCATTACAAACTGTTGCGCCTGGCAGTTCTGGAAATGTTTTAACTTCTAATGGAACTACTTGGGCATCTTCAGCACTTCCTGCTGGATTAAGTGGTTTATATGCACAAGTATTCACTTCAAATGGAACATTCACAATTCCTACTGGCGTAACAGCATTAAAAATCATAGTTCAAGGTGGTGGTGGCGGGGGTGCTGGAGGATCTTCACAAGGAGGAGGTGGTGGCGGTGGCGGTGGTTGCGCTATTAAATATTTAACAAGCCTAACATCTGGAAATACTTTATCAGTTACTGTTGGTTCTGCTGGTAGTGCTGGCGGTGCTGGAAGCAATGGTGGTAGTGGTGGCAATTCTCAAGTCGCATCTGGCACACAAACTATTACAACAATCATAGGATATGGTGGAAGTGCTGGAATTACTCAACATGGTGGTGGTAGTGGTGGAAGCACATCTGGTGCAGATATTAGTATAGTTGGCAGTTCAAAAATGTATGTTTCAGCAGGCGGAAGTTATGGTAATGGAGATGCTGGAGGATTTGGAATGTTTGTCCGTGGGCCGGGCGCTGGTGGTGGAGGTGGTTATGGCGATTTATGTACCCAATCTGCTGGTAGTGCTGGAACGGCTGGTATTGTAATTATTGAGTGGTAATAAGAAATAAACATGAATAAGAATATTTGTTTAGTCAATATTGATAACAATGTATGCGAAAACGTTGTTGTTTGGAGTGGCGACAACAAAGATTGGACTTTGCCTAGTAATTTCATTGCTTTAGAAAAAGAAACAACGCCAGCAAAAATATGGGTTTTAAACCTAGATAAAGGAATTTACGAACTTGTTGAAGTAATTGGTTTGGGTGATATTGGTTTTACATGGGATGGATCGCATCTTATTACCAATAATTCTCAACCAACATTTTTACAAAATCACCAACCTAAAACAAGTGGTTCGCAAACTCTATGACTATTGCAATCAATCCTCAACATCAAGTTGCCTATGATGGCGTAATGCTTAATGCATATCATGCCAATAAGGGCGAGGGATTGCCACGGCATGAACACATATATGCCCATTTGACAATGTGTCATTCGGGAAGTTGTGTGATTCGTAAAGAAGGAATTGAGAAGGTGATTGATAAGTACACGCAACCGATAAACCTCAAGGCGGCTGAATGGCATGAGATTGAGGCATTGGAAGACGGAACTGTATTTGTGAATGTGTTTGCGGAAGGCAAGTATTGATGATAGTTCACCATTTTTCTGATGGTTTGTATTCAAAAGAAACGCATATTAGTGCGGGTCAAATGCTTATGCAACATAAACACAATTATTCCCATTTTGGGATTCTTGCCAAAGGTAAGGTTGTGGTTGTAAAAGATGGTGATATTCAGATTGTTGAAGCACCTGCTTGCATTGATATTAAGGCTGGTGAGCATCATGGTGTTAAGGCTATTACAGATACAGTTTGGTATTGTGTTCATGCCACGGACGAGAAAGACCCGTCCAAAGTGGATGATGTTTTGATAAAAGGGGAATAATATGTCATGGATTGGCCCAGCAATATCGGTAGCGGGTGGTTTATTAGGTGGCAGTTCTGCCTCTGATGCGGCAAGGGCTTCTGCTGATGCACAGGTTCGTGCGGCTCAAATAGCGGCAGATGCGGCTAAGTTCCGTCCTGTTGGAGTAACAACTCGTTATGGATCAAGCAACTTCCAGTTTGACCCTACGACTGGTTATCTTACGGGCGCAGGATATACAGCATCTCCTGAGATTCAGGCTTACCAAGATAGGTTGGCTAAGTTAGCAAGCCAACAATTAGGTACTGCTGAAGCCGCACCATCCATGTATTCCCCATTGACGGGAACTGCGGCAACATTGTTTGGTTTAAGCCAAGACTATCTAAAACAAAGTCCAGAACAAGTAGCGGCAGACTATATTGCTAAACAACAAGCGTTGTTAGCCCCTAGTCGTGAGCGTGAATCTGCTTTGTTGGCAAACCAATTGTCAAACACAGGTCGCACAGGCTTATCTGTGGCTCAAGGTGGTGGATTGATGTCTGCCAATCCTGAGTATTCTGCGCTTGCCAATGCTAGGGCTATGCAAGACCTTCAATTGGCGGCAAATGCTGACCAAGAGGCAAGAAACAGAATTACATTTGGTCAAAATGTAGCTGGTGGTGCTTCTGGATTGCTTGGCAGTTATTTTGGTGGCATGGCAAGTTCATTGTCTCCATTTACAACTAATGTTGGTGCAGGTGCAACGCTAGAAGACTTGGCGGCAAACCCATTAACTATTGGTTCGCAATTGGGTGCAAGAACTGCGGCTAGTGGAGCGCAAGCAGGAAACTTCTTGATGCAAGGAGCGGCAAATGCCGCACCATACGCATACAAAGCGGCTTCCTACAATCCTTTGGCAAATGCTTTCATAGGCGCAGGAACAAATCCAGCATTAAGTTCTGGAATTGCAAACTGGTGGAATACGACACCACAATATACGCCACAACAGTTCCAACAACAGCAAGCGGCTACTTATGGTGGTGCTAACGCTGGATTTGGTGGCGCTGGTGGATTCTTTGATTAAGGAGTAACCAAATGGCAGAATCAGTAGTAGGTGGTTTATTTGGTATAACTCCTGAGATATACCAACAAACACAAAATCAAAGAGCATTACAACAAGCGTCAGAACTAGGTCAACTTGACCCTATGGCATTGGCTCGTACTGGCATCATGTATGGTGCTAATCGTTTAGCAGGTGCATTAGGTGGTCAAGACCCACAATTGCAGTTAATCAGCCAAAGAAATGCTGTAATGCGTGAAGTAGATTTAAACGATCCTAATTCCATAATGATGGGTGCACAACGACTTGGGCAATTTGATCCACAAGGCGCAAGTGCATTGGCTAATTTGGCTCGTGAGGCAATTGCTAAAAATGCAGAAGCAACTCAAAAGTTTGCTACGGCAAATAAAGCCATTGCTGAAACTGGTGAAATTAAATCTAAACGAGAGTCTTTAGATTCTCGTGTTAAGGCTCTTACTGATTCTGGAATAGATGAAAGTTTAGCGAAAGGAATTGCTTCTAATGATGCGGCATTTGCTAATTATGTTGCCGCCAAAAATATTGCAACTCCCGCTGACTATGCTGTGCAAGCAAGAGCACTAGGATTTGAAGTTAAACCATTCTTAAAAGACTATACACCAGATCAAATTCAGGCTATGGAAAAAGGTGTATTTTCTCATAAGGCTGGCATTGCCAAGGCTGGCGCAACATCAATGATTATTCCAATTGATAAGATGTTTGACAAAGCATTTACTGCACAAGATGCTCAAAAACAAGCAGATTCATGGGATGCGGCGGGTCAAGCATTTCAATCTATACCAGCAACAAGACAAAAACTTGCTGATGTTCGTGGATTGATTGACAACTCATTTACTGGTACTGGTGCTAATGTTAAATTGGGTGCTTCAAAACTTGCTCGTGCGCTTAATTTGCCAATTGATATTAACAAAGCCTCAAATACTGAAATTACAGAAGCACTTACAACGCAATTTGCTATTACTGAACTTAAAAAGAACTTTGGTAGCAATCCTGCCGTTAAAGACTTTGAGTATCAGTTAAAGGTTAAGCCAGGTATTTTGCAAGAGCCTGAAACATTTAAACGTCTTGTGTCCAACCTTGAAAAAGGACTTGTCGCAGAGGAAGTTGCTTACAAGCGTGGTGAGCAATACAAGAAAGACAATAAAGGCTCTATTTATGGATTTAATCCTTATTCTGCAAAAGCAGAAGCCACCACTCAAGTTAATCGATACTATGAGTTGAAAGATTTGGCTGATAAAGCAAAGGCTGGAAAAGGTCAGCCACTTACACAAGCACAAATTCAAGAAGCACAAACCTTGCAAAAGGAACTTGGAGGTAATCTTTAATGGCAACATCCGCATACGATTGGTCTTCTGTTCCTGTAATGAGCCAAGGCCCATCAAGGGAAGAGGTTGCCGCCAAAGAACAAGAAATGAATAGGGCAAGGGCAGGTCTTGCTAATGCTGTTGCCATGCCTGTAACTGCCGCTGTATCACCTTATTCTTTAATGTTGCCATCGTCAGATACAAGTCTTCCAACTATGGGTGGATTGGCTGGTGGCTTGTTGCCTTTGATTGCGCCAGAGTTACGCCCAGTTCAAGCGATTACCCAACTTGCTAGCAAAGCACCTGCCGCAGTTAGACCATTTATTCCATCGTTGGCTGGAAGCACAGCAGGAACAGTAGCAGGAACTCTTGGAGAACAAGCGTTACTAGGCCAAGACATATTCAGTACAGAAACTGGCGCAAAAATGCTTGCCAATGTGCTTGAAAATGCCGCTTTTGATGTTGGTGGAAATCTTGCTTTTTCTGTTGGTGGAAAGGCATATCAAATTAGCAAAGATGCTTTGTCTAAGGCTGGAATTCAAACTGGCGGCTTAATGAACGCATTAAGTCCAGAAGAACAGGCTAGACAGGCGGCTCAACAATGGTTTTCTAAGCGTGGCGCAACCTTAACAAAAGGTCAATTAACTGGTGATGTTGGAACTCAAGCAATTGAGGGAGCATTAAAGTATTCTTCAGGCGCAGATGCTTTTGCCAAACAACAAGCCAATGTTAAAAAAGCAATTGAACAAGGTGCTAATGATGTTTTAAACACATTAGATACATCTGACACATTCAAAATGGCTTTAAAACAAGGCGATCCAACACAAATGGCTGTTGGAGACAGATTCCAATCTGCTATTAAAGCCGCTGAAGTTGCAATGAAAGATAAATATCGTCCTATTTATGAGCAATTAGAAAAAGAAGGCAATGGGATGTTTATCAATATGCGTCCATTAAAAGAAAATGCCAAAATAGAATTAGATAAACTTGCAAAACGAAACTTTGCTGGTGCTGGTGCGGAACGCAGACGAGCATTGGAAGATATTCTTAATCAAGCAGATGATGTTCCTTTAAGTACTGCCCATGATTTGCGTAGCGATTTGTTGGCTGGCGCAAGAGAAGCGCAAAAAGAAGGCGTTCCCACTACTGCTCTCCAAAGAGAATACAACCTACAAGCAGATGCTATCCGCAAGCAAATGGATACTGTCATGGTTACAACTTTTGGCAATGCAGAAGATAAGGCTTTGGCAGAAAAACTAGGGTTTACAGGAAGCGTAATTTCTCCTGCTGGTTTGCGAACTGGTCAAAAGATGAACTATGCACAAGATGTTGATACTTTAATATCAGCACTTGGAAGAACAAAAGCAACAACATCAAATAACCAACTATTGCGTGATTATTTCAACGCACAAAAGGGATATGGCGATGCTATGCAAGGGTTTTATAGTGGAACAGTTGCATCTGCATTAAAGTCAGAACCTTCTGCTGTTGGTGAATATCTTTTTAATCTTGATAGACCAGAACGCATGAGAGAGACATTTGGGGCTATTGTTCAGGCTCAAAAATATCTCCCAAAAGATGTAAGCAAAGGTTTGTCAGAAGAATTAATGTATGGATACCTGAAAAAAGCATTTGACTCTCCAGAAGCAATTGCTCAATTAGGTAAAAATTTAGAAAATCCAACATTTAAGGAATCTTTTAATTTCTTGTTTAACAAACCAGAGCAAAGAAAAACAATTGAATCCCTTGCAAAAGCGGCTCAATTTGGTACTGAGACCTTTGCTGGAAGTTCTGCGCTAAGAACAAAAGGTGTTACTGCGGCTTTAGGTGTTGCAGAAACAGCCGCATTGGGAGTTGGTGCATATATGGTTCTTCCTCAAGAAGTAACAGATAAATTAGATGTAACAAACTCTGCCTTATCTGCTGGCGTTCTTTATTTAACGCCAAAAATGATTTCTCGTGGCTTGACAAGCAAGCAAGGGATGGATACTTTGTCAATGATTACCAAGGCACAAGACAATCCAAAGTTTGCTGGTGCGGCATCTGCCAAGATTGCAGATATGCTAAATAAATCAGGAATCATTGATAGCGAATACTTAAAAGCAAGTGATACTTTGTTTCATGGATCACAACAGCCAACTGAAGTACCAACATCTTCTTCATCTGGCACATACGACTGGACATCTGTTCCAGTTACCCCACAGCCATAGGAGTAACCCATTGATCCTTTCTCTCTCCTCATGTTGGCGCAAGGCGCAGTCTCAGCCATTAAATCAGGCTGTGCAATGCTCCAAGAGGGAAGAATGGAGATCGACAATGCTAAGAAGACAATTGAAGGGGCTATTGACGATGCAAAGGCTATTGTCAGTCAACTCTCAGGTCTATGGTCGTGGCTTAAAGGCTTATTTGCTTCAAGTAGCCAAGAAGTCGCAACGCCAAGCAACAAAATAACACCAAAAATTGTTGCAAAACAAAAACAATCGTATGAGGAATTAGAACTAAAAGTAATCAGCGAAGTCGGTGCAAATCTCGGTGTTTTGTTTGATACACAACAACAAATCAATGACCACTATCACGAACTAGAAGAAGAATCAAAAAACAACTTTAATCCTGAACAAAACACATCAAAGAAAGCAATTGAGAGGGCATTGATTGAATTGCAAATGGAGAAGTTATTAGAACAAACGAGAGAAGCAATGGTATATGCTCCTCCTGAGTTGAAGGATTTGTATAGCAGATTCCTCAAGATGTACGCAAAGATAGAACAAGAACAAGCATGGGCAAGATCAGAAATGATTCGTAGGAACAGGTTGGCAAGATGGCGTAAAGAACAAATAGAGATTCGTTGTATTGAATTGACAAGTGGGGTGATTGCTGTGATGTTTATCTCTATATTTTTTGGGTGGATGATGTGGCAACTACGAAACTTGTCTGGTGGGTTCTAATCGGGGTGGCTATATGTCTCATTGTTGGTGTAACCTCAATGGCGTATGTAGAAACCTTGTATATGAAGGCGCAACTTAAACAAGAAATGAAAGAGTTGCGTAAGTTGAAACGAGAACTAAGGGAAGAAAAATGAATGAGTTATTCGGTTTACTCAAGGGTATCGCACCCACGTTGGCAACTGCTGTGGCTGGCCCTATGGGTGGCATGGCTGTTACCGCTTTGGCTAATAAATTTGGCGTTTCTGATTCCGTTGATGCTGTTGCAAAGGCTATTGCGGGTGATCCGCAAGCGGCTCAAAAGATTGCTGAAATGGAATTAGAGTTTGCCAAGTTAGCGGCAGATGCTATGAAGAACGAAGATAACAATGTCTCTACCCGTTGGAACGCAGACATGAGTAGTGACTCTTGGTTGTCCAAGAACATTCGCCCTATGAGCCTTGTAGCCATCTTTATAGGTTACTTCCTGTTTGCCATGATGTCTGCCTTTGGTTTGAACGCTAATGAGGCGTATGTCACCTTGTTAGGGCAATGGGGAATGTTAATCATGGGTGCTTACTTTGGCGGCAGAACTGTTGAGAAACTCGCAGAGATGAGAAAGAAATAATCATGTTGCTTACACCGCACTTTACCCTTGAAGAACTGACGCATACTGACCACAGAGAGTTAGATAACACCCCTAACAGTTCTGAGATAAACAACCTCAAGCGTTTGGCTGAGATGCTTGAAGAGGTTAAGACCTTGCTAGACGGCAAGCCAATAATGATTAACTCTGCATTTAGGTCAAAAGCCGTGAATGACGCTGTGGGTTCAAAAGACACATCACAGCACAGAGTTGGTTGTGCGGCAGATATTCGTGTGCCAGGCATGACTCCCGATGAAGTTGTTAAGGCTGTGATTGCCGCCAATCTTAACTATGACCAAGTGATTCGTGAGTTTGATCGTTGGACACATATCTCTGTTCCAAACGAGCCATCTGGTAAGCCTCGTAAACAACAATTGATTATTGATAAACAAGGTACACGGGCTTATTCATAAATTGTTCATATTGGCAACGTCTAATACGCAACATGAAAATACAGCGTGTGAATATACGGCAATCTGCCGTACAGACGAGACTGTCGGTACTTCAGAAGAAGTGCCTACCTTACGATAAACCCTATGACACAACTCATGGATATTGGTGGATTGCTTCTAAGGATGGGGTGGATTGTGGTTTCTCAGGTCTTGTTTATTCTTCTCGCTGGTCTGATTGCGGCTATCTTATACGCTGTGGCGTTGTACCTAATTTTCGTGGACAAGGATTACAGAAGAAGTTTATTCGGGTCAGAGTCAGACAAGCGAAGGCTCTTGGATTAAATTGGTTGATTACTAGCACCTATGACAATCCTGCTTCAGCAAATTCTCTTATCTCATGTGGGTTCAAGATGTTCAATCCAACTAATCCTTGGATGGCAAAACACACAAGTTATTGGCGACTAAAACTGGAGTAGTTATGGCTCAAGCCCCTAATCTTTCTGATGCTGAGTTTATCGAACTATGGAGAACACATGGTTCTGCCACCGCTATACAAAAACTCACAGGGGGCAACATAAGAACCATTCAGAGGCGTAGACAGTTATTAGAGACAAAATATGGTATTTTATTGGAGGCTAAAACTCCTAATGGTAGACCTCAGAGACAGCAAAGCGCATACGAGCGCAAGCAGTTGGGCATATTAAACGGCACAGTTATAGTCTTTTCTGACGCACACTTCTGGCCTAACATACGAACAACTGCCTTTGATGGTCTTTTGTGGGCGATTAAAGAGTTTAAGCCATCAGTTGTGATCTGTAATGGAGATGCCCTAGATGGTGCATCTATCAGTCGTCACCCACCAGCAGGGATTGGCCCAAAAGAACCCTCACTTATTGAAGAACTAAAGGCTTGTCAGGCGGCACTAGGCGAAGTCGAGGAAACAGCCAAGGAAGCCCGTCACAATGTCAGGCTAGTCTATACATGGGGAAACCACGATGCTCGCTTTAATGCTCGTTTAGCGGCTAATGCGCCCCAGTTTGCAGAAACCTATGGGTTTAAGTTGGAAGACCATTTTCCAACTTGGGAGTTCTGTATGACCTGTTGGCCTACTCCTGATGTGGTTATTAAGCATCGCTACAAGGGTGGAGTCCATGCAACCCACAACAATACTGTGGGTGCAGGTAAAACAATAGTTACAGGTCATTTACATTCTTTAAAAGTAACGCCTTACTCTGACTATAACGGAAACCGATTTGGGGTTGACACGGGTACACTTGCAGAGCCAACTGGCCCACAGATGGCGTATGGTGAGGATAACCCAGTAAACCATCGTTCTGGATTCATAATTTTGACTTTTAAGGATGGGAAACTGTTATGGCCTGAGATCGTACACAAGTGGGATGAAGGGCAAATTGAGTTTCGAGGACAGATCATCAATGTTTCTTAAAAGGGTTTTTATGTATAAAGTTGAGATAAATTTAGGTTGGGACGAACTTATCGTCATTGAAACAGACGACTTCAACAAAGTTGTTTTATTGCAAGAGTTCATTGCTTCACAAGAGGAATGTGGCTGGTGCGAGGAAGGTGAAGAAGACAGCGAACTGATGTCATTCACCGACTCTGATGGCGTGACTTGGTACTATGACGAAGACGAAGACGAGTGGCTTGAGTTAGAAGAAGACGAAGAAGAAGAAGAAGACGAAGATCAAGAGTAAAGCAACCGGCTTACATCTGACAAGATTTCTTTAATACTGGCTATTGTCTGTGTTTCAGAAACATCGTGTTTAGTATGTGAGCGTATTGCCTCATTGATGTCTAACAGGGCTGTCCACACATCATGTGCATGGATGGCCTGTTTTGCTTCTATGACATCATCATATTCGATAGTTATTTTCATTTATCCTCCGATAACATAAAGATTGCAACACCGACAATCACTACGATTGCCGCCCCAGATAGCATTAGCATTACCGCCCAAGCAATAGTCTCTAACATTTTCTTTCCTTGATGTCCCTAACGGGGCTTTTTTTATTATTTAAGAGTGTTTTTGTGCATTTATGACCCTAACGGGATATTTTTACTCATCGGAAGGTTTCACTTCCACAGGCCAACACCTGACCGCCCAAGAGTCTCCGTACTCTTTAATTGTCAGAAGTGGATAGCCTTTTCTGACAATCCACTCGCTCATCTGACCATCTTTCTCAGGGTCATATATGGCAGGGAAACCATACTTCCAGCCTTCAGGTGGGTCAACCCATATCATGTGTTCTTCTCCTTGAGTTTGCGCTCAATAGTGCGTACTAAGTCCGCAGTTGGATTCATTGGGTACACGGCTATTTCTTCTATCTCCTTGTCTGTTAGCCCAACCCATGTGCGTTGTGGTGGGGTGGTGTAGATTACTTTGCTTTGCTTGATACTTAAATCGTCCGACTTGATACTAAACTCATTGTCAGTCGTGGCGGTCATTGTGAACAATTTAGGTCTGTTTTGTCCATCATGGCTTACATCGTTGCGTTTACGCCACAGGCTCATAGGATGATCCACTCACGCTCTTGTCTACCAGAATTAGATGCAACTGTCTTACCAGTTAACCCAATCATTCCTAGTTTCTGCATCTCTGGCAACCTACGCCATACTTGATCATTTCTAAGACCAGTTTGCTTTGCTATTCCATCCTTACCTAGTGGCCCAAATCGCTTTAAACAAGCGTAAATGACATCCATGTGGGCTGGTGCTACATTGGTGACGCTTTCAGCCGCCATGTGGCTTGTTAATGGATCAATGATCCTTGATCTTACAAATGACTGTGAACTAAAGAATTTTTCTACTCCACCGCCAAACCATGTTTTGTCTAATAAACTCATTTATGAACTCCTGTTAATTAAGTTGGTGGGTACTTACTTACGCTTTCCCCGTTTTGATTAGAAGGGTATGTCAGAATCTTCTAAATCTTTAGGCAATGGTTTACCTACTGGTGGCTGACCATCTTTAGGTGATACTGCCAAGCCCATAAACTTGCCAGACTTGCCTTCTTTTATCCAAGCAGACAACCAGTATTCGTTTCCGTCTACCATGATGCTACCTTTGTAGTCAGGATGTTTCTCCTGTTCCTTCTTGTCGTTTTTAAACAACACTCCTGAGTTGTCTCTTTTTTCCATATTAACCTCTTGATTTAACTTTATTTAACTTGTCATCGAGTTCAGCCAAGAACTTGATAACCTCTTTTTCCAGCGTTGCAATAAAGGCATCATCACGCTCAAAACGCTTAATGACTAATTGCAATTCTGCGGGAAATCTTGGGTCAAATGAACATAGGTCTGTCCATTTAGCACCTGTGCAAGCCATCTGCCAATTTACTTGCACCTTATATTGATCGTCTAAGCCACCCAGTATGCTTTCCAAATGTGTATGCGACATTGGGCATTTCAGTTCAACCAAACCTTCTCCAACAATCCCGTCTGGGGATGCTCCTGACTGCTCAATCGTTGGATGGTTGACAAATGCCACCTCATCAACCAGTACGCCCATCTTGGACTCATAAGCGGCTCTAGCAAAGGGTTCATTCTCTACGCCCCAAGCCATTGCATCGTTGCTATATGACTCTGCTACTGAGTTTGTAAGGCGTTCTAACAGCAACTGAGTCATGTATTTGTCTCGACTTGTTGAATAGCCTGTCTTTGTAGTGGAAACAATATCTTTTACTCGACTAGCAGTCACTTTGCCTAGTCTGAGCATCTTCCATTCGTCTGTGCCTTGGATTATTTCTTCACTCATTTCAACTCCTTTTTCTTAGCATCTTTGGCGGCAATCATCTTGGTCTGCCATGCCTTGTTGCCATCAGTAGCCGCAAATGCTTCTATGTAGATGTTCTTTAGTTCATCAACTGTGGTAGTTGCTTGAATAGCCGCAATGTAGTCAAGCATCCGTCCCTCATCAGGAGTGCCTTCTTCATCTACTGCACCAGTAGTGCTATCAAGGGCATCATGCTCAACAATATGAAGGACGCAATGTACCCAAAGGTAGCGAGAAATATACGTCTCAACAGCACCCAAATTTTGCACAGGATGGCAACCCTTTAGATTGGCCTCTGACATTGGGCTTGTAAAAACAATGATCTCTTCAGGTTTGTCCACATTGATGACAATGAACTCTGCAATCTCTTTACCAAATCTAACAACAGAAGTAAGACCTACTTCATTGAAGATTTCTAGCGCAGGGATTACGAAGTCTGACAGTTCAAAGTAACTGTAACCAGCAAACTTGTTGAAGCCTGATTTCTTGAGGGATTTTTTGTGGAACTTGGCTCTCGCCTCGTTTAGTTTTTGATATACATTCATTCTTTACTCCTGTTTAAATATTGACTCTGTTTAACTTGCTCTTGACCTATCCAATGACTAAGACCAATCAGGTTTGAAATGATGGTGTTAATCTCTGAATAGAACCCAGTATATTGCTTATTTAGGCACATTTCACTTAGGGTTTTCACTGATCTTTCGATGTTCATTAAAAATGTTGAATAATCATTGAGCATCGTATTCTGCCTTTGCTATTTCCATCTGTGTCTCGTGGTCAAAGTCTTTCAATGGTATGAAATGATTTTCCTGACAACAAGATATTTTGTCGTCTTTTGGCTCATAGCAATAACAGCAATAGTCCACATGGGAATAGCGTTTTAAGACTTCCTCAAATGTATATTTAATTTTCATGGTGTCCCCATAATTCTGTGGATTTCTGCAATCATTTCGTTCTTCTTTCTCAACTGTAACTCGTGCTCTGCAAGGATTCGATGCAACTCTGCAATCTCTGCTTTAAGATGCTCTGCCTCAGTCTGATACATGACTACATTTACTGCTAATTCGTCCTCATAATCAAGTTCATGGAAGGCAGAATTTAACTTTTCCTGATCCGTCATTTTTCACTCCCTTATTCGGATGGTGTCTACAATTGTTTGGGCTTTAGCATTGTCTTCAATCATGCCAAAGATTACTGAACAAACGATGTCTCGTTCATTCTCTACGCCCATGTCATAGGCGTTGGACATAGCGGTAATGGTGTTCTCATCAACTGCCGCCATGCGTAAGAAACTAACCATTTCATGTTTAGTCATTTGAAGTTGTTTCCTTGTTATAAATTTCATTTTTTCTTATTTTGTTTAGTCATTGTTTCTCTCTCTTATTGCTTGGGCTATTGCATTTGCTTGATAGTGTCCACCCCATTGCTCGGCAATCTCTGCACAGGCAATTCTCTCAATCCTTGCAACTATGTCAAAGGCTATTTGTAGGTGTGGCGTTGATACAGTCCATGTAGAAAAACCACAGTCTTGCATCAAAGCAGTTCTCATTATTTGAGATGCTTCCTCTTTTGTCATACGGACTCCCATTCCTTATGCCATTGTGTTGTAATGTCGAGCATTTCGTCCATTGCTTTGTTCTCGCAATGGTTGTATTGCTTCTTGTTTATGTCGTAGGTGATGTGCTTGTCTTGCTCATCAAATACGGCAAAGTCAATCTCATAGTCATTGCTGTGGTCAGCATCGAGTTCATCGCCAGGTGTCAGTATGTCAAAGCATACCAAGCACTCGCCAATGCCCTCAAGGTAGACACAAATCTCATGTTTAAAGTCTTTAGGTTTTACCGACATCATTCACTCCTTTTTAAGTTGGTGAGGAGATTGTCAATGATTAAAAAAGGCTTGTGAACTAGGATAAACCCTATGTTGACAAACTATTTTTGGCATTAGGATAGGCTGTCAACAATCACAGAAGGACTGACATGGAACTCAAACTTGGTCACATGACCATACTCAAAAGGCTAGCATATTCATCTTGTTCACTCAAGGACTTTACCCATGCCTCTCAGGGCGTAGGAAACCAAGGCCATCACTATGAGAAGTATCTCAATGACATAGAGAACTGGGGTTATGCGGTATTGATAGGAGATTACTATCACATCACAGGCTTCGGGGTTGCCAAGGTGGAAGAGAAGAAGATGCCAAGACCAGTTGCCACCAAGATTAGCGCATGCACAACCACAGAACTCTACGATGGGGCTGACCTAAAGCAGTCAGGCAATAGGGTAGGTGCATTTGATTTCCTGAAATACCCTAGTAAATTTGGCGACAATTTGGTTTATCCAAGGAACTATGTATAATCTAATCCGTCTAGAGTGGCATCTGGGCGATGAAATCATTAAACCCCGCAGGTTTCTGTGTGGTCTTGTCGTACAGCATGACGAGTCTTTTGAATGATTTCAATCGTCTTGTTGTTGCTCTCGCCAAGAGCCAAGACCACAGAGCATCTTGCGGGGTTTTTGCTTTTGGACAGCCTAATGCGGAACGTCGGTGGTTAGGCATGAGATACCCTGTAACACGAGCGAACCAGAGCAGGGAGAGTGGGCTAAGAATAGAACTCGGTGGTAGTGGTAAGAGCCTCGCTTTATGCGCCTCTAAGCCATTTAAGTCTGTTCAATGCGATGTGATGACACGGCTCCGAAAGGCTACATCCAAAGCAAAAGCGAACCCTCATTTTGATGCGGTAAGGCTATGCTTTGTTCCAACACTCACCAAAAGGCTACATAGGGATAACTAGATGAGAGTATGTCAATGTGGAGGGATAGTAAGACAGCATGAACTAACTGGTAACAGGGAAGCATGGACTTGTGGAGATTGTGGTAGGTATCAAATCATTAAAAGGAGTGAAGAATGTTTGAAGAGTTCTGGAAAGCATGGCCTAAAAGCAAAAGAAAAGGTGGAAAAGCCACTTGCCAAGCAAAATGGGTCAAACTGAAACTAGACTTACAGGCTGACCAAATTATTAAGCACGTTGAATGGATGAAAACCACCGACCAATGGAAAAAGGGCGATGGTGCGTTTATTCCCTCACCCTTGGTCTACATCAATCAAATGCGGTGGGATGGGGCTGAAATCCCTGATATGACAGTCAATGTTAATGTCAATTTTAAAGACCCTGCCTTGGCAAAGATTGAAGAAGACACAAGGAATGTTGCGCCCATGCCGTCATCGGTTCGTGATTACATTAATAGGATGCTGAACAAATGACTAGACTAGAAGCCCATGAACTACTTGATAGACAAAAACGAGGATTCCTCTGCTTACCGAGCGAGGTTAATCAAGCACTATGGGTCACAGGAGACACAAGAGGAGATTTTGTCGTGTCTAGCGATGGAATGGAAAAGACGATACATAGACAAGATGAAGACCTTGGGGAAACACAAAGCCTCTACATGGTGGGCGAACACGATAGACGATATGGAAAAGAAGCGTGGGAAGCCATTTGTGGCTGATTTGCGATTAAGAATGAATAATCTGAAAGATAAAGTATGAAATGCCCACTATGTAAAGCGGCAACCGATGTAAAGCATACAAAAGACGGGTTAAGAACAAGGGAATGTTTTAATTTGCATCGATTTAGAACACAAGAGGTGGTGGTTTCAGAGCCTAAACCAAAGAGAAGATGGAAAATAAGGGATAGGGATTAATATGGTTTTTATTGGCGTAGACCCCGCAAGTGCCACGGGTGCGGTGGGTGTTTTAGATTCAGAGGGTAATTACATTGAATCTTTTATGATTGAGCACCAAGACAAGCACATTAGGGCAATGGTGCTTAAAAACGCACTTTTGAGGGCAATAGACCCCAAGGAAGGCGCAGAGATAGCCATTGAGATGCTATACAGTCGCCCAGGTCAATCAGCCTCTGCCATGTGGACATTTGCAAGGGCAGTAGGTGCAATAACCGCCATTTGTGAGTTGACCGCATATCCTTGCCACATGGTGCGTCCCCAAGTGTGGAAGGGGTTTTATCACATACACGACAAAGAGGATTCTCTCGATATAGCCCGTATGTTCTGGCCAGAAGCCCCGTTAAAGCGAAAGAAGGACAACAACCTAGCCGAAGCCCTACTCATTGGGGAATATTGGAGACAGCAAGTAAAAGGGTTAAGAAGTGCAAAAACCAGAGACAAAACATAATCTGATTAAGTTCACAGAGGCAGAACGGCACATTCTTAAGACAATAGGAAAAGGCAGTTATGCAGAAGGCGCAAGAATTTGCATTATGTGGGGCGCACATTTCTACAATTTAGGGTTGAATACTGAGATGGATTTAAGGCATATCGGCTTGGTTACTGTTTCAACTACTGACGAATATCCTCACGAATAGCCCACAGAATCGATTAAAATGCCGTATAAGGCCATAATTTAGCCTTACCCTATGCACCCTACATGTAAGGCATTGGAAGGGCTTAAAAACGGGCAAAAGAAAACCGCCCGAAGGCGGTGGTAAGTGAGTGCTTACTAACTTATGAATGGGTTACTGGTTCATAAGTCCAGTTAACCCCGTCGTGCTCATCAGCAAAAACCCATTCAATTAAATCTTCACTCTCAGGCTCTGGGTTTTCCTCAATTATTTTGTTTTGTGCTTCCTCTAGGGTTTCAGCCTCTACAAAATACTCATAAGAAACATTCTTAAAAATTTGAAATGTTTTCATTGTTAAGCCTCACAATTTAAAGTTATGTAACTTGGTGCATCTTCCCGCTCTAGAATTTCAACTTTCATTTGTATTGCCGCCTGCAATTCAGATGCGACAGCATGGACTAACTCTTTAAAATCATAACTACTAAAGTAGTCATCTAAATTGTTAAGTGTGGCAAATAGGGCAAAATCCCCATCGTCACGGGTAAAACCGATTGAAACTGTTTTCATATTAACTCCTTTTATTTACGTTTGCGTAAGATTACCTGTAAAACTAACCCAATAATGGCGTAAAGCATCGTTTAAACGCTCTCAACCGCTGTGCCGCACTTATTGCCGTTTATGTCATAAATAGCAGGTGGTAACTCGTTATATTTCACAATGTAAGATGCTAGGCTTTCAAGTATTCGTGGTAACTCGTGGCTCATGCCATCGGGCGCAATATCTTGAAAAGCATCGTTGTCAGTGTCGATTGTTATAGTTATTTTGCTCATGCTGTCACCTCTGCATCGTTAATTGCCCACTGTGCCTCGTTATAACCTTCCAGACGAGGGATTGCATCGGAAATAATGGCCTCAATTAGGCGCTCTGCAATGCTTCCCTCATAAGTTGGGTGCTCGCATGACTGATAACGCAAGCACTGCGCCGCTTTAATCGCTTGTATGGCTGACAGAATAGGTGCGCCTCGGTCGTATTCAATATAACCTGTTTCAGTGTCAGAATACCTGTAATTAACGCTCTTAATATTTTCGTCAAGTAATAACTGAGCAACTTCTTGCTCATGCGCTGATACGTTTAAACGCATCGTTGGATTGCCATAAGCAACAGTTATTTTATGGCGTGAAGCATAACGCACAAGTGCGTTTATATGCGTGTTGGTGACTGTGAAAGCAGACATAGTAACTCCTGTTAACCCTGCGAAAGTGCAGGCCATAAGCCCCTAGATTAAGGGCTTACAGTCTGAAATTATGCGTTTTTGGCTATTGCCGTGAATGCCTTGTAATAATCCATTGCCATGCGGTAATCGTCACACCTAATTTTGTCGTGCAATTCTGCGCCCTTGTAGCATTGAACCAGATAGTAGCCAGAGGGAAACAGTTTCTCTAGGGTTACGTAACCATTGGGAAAAACTTTAATTTTACTCATGTCGTGTGACTCCTATTAAATGAAAAGACAATCAAAGTATGCAAGGGCTAAGGCTGAAAAGCAAAGGCCGAGCAAGACAGAGGCGAAGAGGTCTAAGAGGGTTTGTTTCATTGTGTATTAACTCCTATTGATTGATGAAATTACTCCAGGGCGAATTTACCCTGGACTAGATTGATGGATTAGGTCAACGCATACTCAACAAGGCGAGCCATAATTTGTGGCTCTTTAGTGCCCTTGGAATTGTCCCAAGCCACTACCACAACGCCTGAACGATTGACACCCAAGAATGTGCCTTTCTCGCCGTCTGTGCCTGCCTGCACTCTAGCACCAAAGCGCAAAGCCTTGGTTTGCTCTATTGTCATTTTCCAAATGTTTGCTTCCATGATTGACTCCTATTGATGAATGAAAGGGAAAGCCCCGAAGGGCTAGGGATTAGAATGATAATTCTTTCAGATACTCTTTGCACTTTGTCAAAGTCTTAAAAGAGTTTATCTGCTGAGTGCCGTCAAATATTACAAAAGAACTGCCGACACCTTCAACCACAAAAATCTTCTTATTCTTGGTTTCCCGTGATTGTGCCCACACTCGATGTGTTCTGTCTTGTTTGTCACCTAACTGGCTAACTGCTATTATATTTGGCATCGTCTGAACTCCTATTGATTGAAACATTAACTAGGGACTGCTATTGCTAGCCCTTAATACTATGCACAACCCATGCCAGTTTAGCCATTTATAAAATATCTAATAAAATCAACAACTTACAGTAACTTAACATAATATCCTTGCACCTTAATCGTGCTAATATTTTCACCATTTAAAATCATGCACCAACTACCTATAAGTAAGCACTCACTAGTTAACTATATTGGTGCATAAAAGTAATCTAATTGGTTATAAAACATAACTAATTCTATATTGCTGAAGGTTGTATCAAGTCCTAGTCTTTAGGTGCTTCAGTTATATACACGCTTACTGACCACTGAGTCATTAACTGCAATGCTAGTTAGTGCTCGCTCTCTACCATGTTAGCGTCTACTAACCTTGCTAAGTTAGTTAGTCCTTACTTCTATGTTAGTTAGTGCTCGCTAACAGCGACACGAACAAAGTGAGTGCTTACTTTTGTATGGGGGGGAGGGGGTAGGCGGTGTGTGGAATATTTGTGGGTACATCCCATCCACAAGTTAAGGTAATTTAGGAATATCCTGTTAAACAAGGTCTGTGTTAGCAGGAGTAGGTAAGCCGACTTGCTAGGTTTGTCTAAGGATGAGTTCAGGGAACCCGTGTATACAGGTAAGACTTCTCGTAAGAAGTGAGCCTCTCGTTTATCTTGGTTACTGGTTTACTTTGCTTGTCATCGCAAGTCAGTTCACGCTACATGTCCCGTTCATCTTGTTCCCTTCTCATCACGAGGGGGGAGTGACTACTTGATGACCACATGATTCACCTGTTTATCCTACTTGGTCGGCTCAACCGCATAGAGGGATGGGTTCTGATCCCCGTGGAGTGAAATCAGTATATCAGGGATTACCCTATTGTTCAACAAATAAATCTAGTCCATAATTGCGTTGCCAAGACGCATGGAGATTGAGTCTGAATTGCAATCATTAAGTGGTCGGTGTTCTAGAAGTCCGTATCCGCTTAGTCTCCAGCCGTGTTGGTGACCAAATAAGGGTTAGCGCCTTATCTTTTTGTTGTGCAAATTTAAAAGTTACACTCTGCTTTATGAGAGGGTCACCAACAACCTTCACTTCCCCTTTGTGGACAAAAGATGATAGAAAACAAAAAACCCCGTGGTAGACCAAAAGGCTCTTCCAATAAGAAGTTCTCCCTTACCAGTTTTGCTGATAAGCCAGAACTCATCACCCTCCCAAAGACTGAGACTGCCCAACTCAAAGAATTAAAGAATCTGCTGATAAACAGCGCAGGTTCTAGAGTTGTCCACAAGGCAGTACAGATTGCTATGGATGATGATCACCCTGCCCAACTAGCCGCCATTAAGTTGTGTATGGATCGGATGCTTCCTGTC